TTAGGGTAGTGCGTCATCAGCGCATCGTAAGTATCACGATACGCACCAGTGGTGAGGTTAATCGTGCCGTCAAGCACAGGATAAGGATCGTTGCCGTACTGCCCCTCTGCATCGATACCTTGGTATGTACCGTCTACAAGCTGGGAAAGCTTATCGAAGGTTCTTCCGTCCGTGAATGTTTCATTGAAGCCCACACAGCGCACGTAATGCAGAGCGTGAGGAACTTGTCCTACTTGTGCATCCATGATGTCGATAAGTTTCTTGACAGGTTGGAGATTATCACATCCACTCACGAAGTAACTCATTACGTTAGGAGCGCAGGCTTCCGTATTGCACTTCTCATTGGTGAGGTGATTGAGATTCTTCAACTCGACGTATGATGTGGTAGCTGGATAGTCTACTTCTTCCAGCGCACCACCATCAGCAAAGTGCGCTTCGGTTAGCGATGACCCACCAGCGAGGAACTTGCGCAGACGGAAGTTACTACGCATATCGAGCGAGCCTCCAAGAGTAGAGATGTTCTGCACATCAATCTCCTCTAATGAGGTAGTGTTACCAAGCGTAAGCGAAGATATGAGTATCTTTACGTTCTGCTCGTTCTCATTACCCAGCTTCAATCGCTTGAGTCGCTTACCAATGATTGACAGCGCACCGTTAATTACATACGAACTCCAATCGCCTATATCGAGCAAGTAGTCGGCTGACTTGACAGATAACTGCTGGTCCGAAGTACCGTTAATGTCTACGACTATCTCGCACGGCTTACCTGTATCTGTGCGAGCACCACGCATAATCGTAGTGCCGTATGCGATTGTAGGATATAACTTCATTGCAGGCGTCAGGCGCAAAATGATTGAGTTTGTTGTAGCATCAGCCTGCGCAGATGTACGCACAGTAATTGCACCTTCAGCTGTCTTGGCATCATAGTCACCGAAGCTATACTTACTCATTAAGTATTGAATACGTTTCTTCACCCAAGCAACCTCAGGTGATTTTCCATCACCAAGCGACTGACCCAGTGGGTCGGTATCGTTCGTATATGTACCTTGCAGCATTGCGAGCTTCATCTTCTCGTACAGCTTGCCATCCTCATTGTATAGCATAGAGGAATAGTTGTCAATCACTGAGAAATAATACTTATTGAAGAACGCAAAGAGCTTCTGCTGGTGTGAACCCTTCTGTAATCCGCCCAACTCCTCCATCTTCGCAAGCATACGACGCATCATCTGCGCACGCTCCTCTGGGTACGCTTGTTCCATTAAGTTCCATAGTACGGACTTCTCGCCATTCCAAACAGGTGTACCGTCATCGTATGTATCGTGATATTCTACGTGGTAAGGTTTCTTCATTAAACCTTGGTTGATGACTGTGAGGATAGTATCAAGGTCATCTTGTCTGAACTTCCATTTACTATTTGTCATATTTATTCAGCATTGAAGTTATAAGGGTATGTGTTCTTTGCGCAGTTATCGGTCGCTGCCACCGCTTCAACATATAGTTGATGATATAAGGTATCGCTGATGTCCCAGTACTGTGACTGCTCTGCACGGAACTTCTGAATGCGTGCTGACTTGAATAACTCATTGAGTTGGGTAGCATCACTAACCGTGCTGAATATCGCCTCGGTTAGTCCGTACTTGTCACAGACTAACTGCTGACGAAGATTAACTACCGACACACCGCTATCGAGTGTTGAAGGACAGAACTTCTTATACAAGCTATCGTAATAGTATAGGTTGTATTGATTAGGGTCGCCCTGCTTTGCTATCCAATACTCGATATGTGTTGAATGAGGATCAGCGTTCAGTTCTTCAAGTGTGCCATTGAAAGGCTCGATAAACGTATTGCACTGATATACGATGTTGTAAGCAGTGATATACGACTCGATGAGCTGTTCTGCACGTTGACGAGTCTCATTGTCTGCTGTTGACTTATCATCCGCAGGGAGGTTAGCATAATCCAAGTCCCAGCAGTTTTCCCACGATAACTCGCTGACTTGATACTGATAGGCTTCCTCTTCAGTATTATAGCGGATTCGCCTTTTATCCCAAGGCACTTGAAACAAAGTAAGACGTGGTGAGTTGTCAGAGCCTTCAATAGATAGGAGGTCTGGGAAAAGGTCCTTATCGTAGCCGAAGGTTGCAGCGTCGCCCTTGTCAGGTCCAACCGTAAACAAACCAACGAACTTGTATGTTACAGTGCCGTCCTCTGCGGTCTGCTTTTCGAAGCCAACGAAGGTCTCTTGGTATATTGATACACGTGCTTCGCTATTTTGCTCAACACCTTCATTTGTTAATCCAACCGCTTTCCATAGGTCTGTAAATGAGTTCACAGAACCCATCTTATGATATTGCATAGAAGAAGCAATGTTCTTCTTTGCCGTCAGCTTTGATATTTTCGGCAGGTTCTTGAACAGTTCAAATTTCTTCTGTGCAGTTTGTCCGTCCTCATACACGATGGTCGTGTCCTTAGCTACTTTCGCTTTCCAATTCCATAGGTAGTAAAGCATAGATGACGTACCCTGACCTTGCAACTGGAGGTTGGTAATCGTCAAGCGGTTAAGATTCGTATTTCCATCTTTAGGATATATCTCCAGGGTACCCTTAGGACGATATGATTTACCATACTCATACGCAGGCAAAGGTTTGTCGAAAGTAAATACATTTACCTTACCACGCACCTTGTCAAAGTCAACTGTGGTACCGAGCGTATCGTAAATGTCGTTATCAAGTTTCTCCGCACTCTTCTCTCCAACAGTAGCAAGTGCATTGATATAGTCTTGGTGTACATTAGATGCATCCATCGCACTGTCATAGACACGCACGGAGTAGATATCTACGTCAGCCTTATCCGAGCCAATGACAATACCACCTCCTGAACCTATTTGCATAGAGTCGGTCAAGAGGTAAGCGAACTTACGAGCTTCCACACCGTCAATATAGATATAGACGAGGTTAAGGTAATACGTATTGCCATTGAGTACATAGGTGTACTTCTTAGGAGAAATTACCAATGCCAGGCGAACACGTACACCATCGTCTGTGCTCATCGCCTGTACGTCACTGTTACGCTCACTACGAGTTGCGAACATAATAGAGGACGGCTTCACCTTCAATCCGATATAACCCTTCTGATACGGCATAGCGATAGAGATACATTCTGCATTGTAATCAGAAGTATTATTCACTTGATAGTCTATTTCAATTGTCTTGCCTGATTGCGCTGCCTCCTTTGCGAACGGCTTGTAATCAATAGTAAGCATTGAACCAGCGAGCAAACGCAATGTGCGTACACCTTCTTCATCTGTCACCCACCCGTCACGTGAAAAGGCAACGTTCTGCCACTTCGCACTAACACGCTCTGAATTGATAAGGTTGCGGATGATATTTCTATCAGTATCAGTGTTGTTTCTATTCTTGGCATTGAAATAGAACACCGCTCCAGCAGTAGCAGAGTAACCTTGTGAGTTGTCCACTTGGAAAGGAATAACATCACGCAGACGCACCTCATCTGTAGGGCGAGTACGGAATCCGATTAATGCTGTGAAATCAGAGTTATCAATCGTCTCTATCTCAAGCGAAAGCGTGTATTGCATCTTGGTTTGTGTCAGTGTATTTTCTGACACATTCTCCTGCAATACCTCGTTATCTTTCTTCATAAGGATAGACAGTGGTGTCGTTACCGCCTTGCCGTCATATACAGCGTACTCCAGCACCTTATTCTCGTACCAGTTCAGCAGTTTCTCCGCCTTATTGTTCACGACAACCATTTTCACAACATCGTTATTAGCCACCGCCATGAAGTCGTAACCTACTGGTGTAGTCTGTACGGTGTTATCTTCATTCGACAACCATGCAGACAAATGAAAGATGCCAGTCTTGTTCGTAAATGGTATTGTATAGGCAACAGGCGAAGATGTATAGGTGGCAGCTCCGAACTGACGTTCATACGTCTGCTCATAGCCATCTCCTGTAATCTTGACGTACAGCGTCTTACTAATATTACCACTGATATAACACGGAAG